AGAACCGCGAGCGCGAGCAAAGAGATGCTGACCTGATGGTTAAACAGGCGGAAATCGCAGCCGAACAGCAAAAGCAGGCCGACAAACTGGCCTCCGATGCGGCACTACAGGCGAACCAACTGGCATTTGAGCGCGAGAAGTTCACTGCGGACTTGCAGATGCGGGCGGAGGAGAACGCGACCAGACGGCAGGATGAAATCTGGAAGGCACAGGCTGCGGCTATGACGGCGCAGGAACAGGCGGAAACGGCAGCGGCCAATGGCTGAACTGCGCGACGTTCCGTTCTTCAAGCAGCCCATCGGCGGGCGGCGCGATCCGTTCACCCGGTCGGAGCTTGGCGGCAGCGCATACCGTGACGCGGGCGGCAACCTGTTCGACGTTGTGCCACAGAAGGCGCAGCAGCGGCCCACAGGCGGCGTTGCGCGGGCGGCGGTGGGTGCAGCCAAGGATAACGGAGTCAAGGACACTATCCGGGCCATGCTGGGCGGTCTGGCTGAGGGTGCGTGGCAAGGCATAAGTGCGCCGGGCCGTGCGGCCAAGGGCGAGCCGGTGACATATGGCGATGCTTGGGCGACGACTGGCGACTGGGGGCTAATGTCGGGGCTTGGCAAGGCACCAGCGGGCGCACTGCGGGCCGGGATGGCGCCGGATGCGAAGCCGTCGCAGGCACAGAAGATTTCCGACATGCTGGCCTCTGGCCGTGCCGCTGACGTGACGGACGACATGATGGCGCAGGCCGACCCGTCCGAACTGTGGCGGCTCTACGATGGCGGCGCGACAGGGCAGGCAATGCCCATGGACGAGGCAAGCCGCATGGCCCGCGCTAAGGGAATGGGGTTTACCGAAAACGGGTTTCACGGCACAAATACTGGCGCTGATTTTGATAAATTTGGGCGCAGCGAATTTAGCAGGCGGCAGGAAAGCTATTTTGCCCCAGAAAACAGGCCAGATTTTGCGAGTTCCTTTGCAGCAAGCGATCAAGGCCGTGTCTTGCCGGTTAAACTGCGATCAGGTAAATTTATTGATGGGCGCACAACAGCAGGCAATGATGAATTAATGTCGATCATTGATGATGCAAATCTTGATTTTGATTGGCGCTATCATCGCTCGGATGGGGAGACGAAAAGGCTTCCAGATTGGGGCGAGCAAAATGTTATTGACGCCGCGAACAGGTCTGGGGCCGAGGGGCTGCGGATTCAGGAGCGACCAACTATGACTTCAGCAGCAGTTTATGACCCCACTGCCATTCGCAGCAAGTTCGCCCGCTTTGACCCCCGCCTGAAGCACCTCGCCAACCTATCGGCAGGGGTGGGCGGCGTGGCTATGCTGTCACCGCAAGAGCAGCAGAAAGCCGAGATCCGCGCTTATCTGGAGGGCATCAAATGAACGCCAAGGAACGCGCCAGCCTGGCAGAGCAGTTGCTTTCCAACCCAATGTTCGGGGAACTGTTTGACGGCGTGGAGCGCAACGCCATCGAGACGATGATTGCCGCCCGCGATGATGCGACCCGCGCCCGATCGGCTATGCGTGTGCAGGCGATCCGTGACATGCGTATCTACTGCCAGAACAGCCTGCGCGATACGACGCCGCGCCGGGTTGTGGCTTAAAGAAAAACCGCCACCCATTTGAACGGGCAGCGGCTCTATTCGTTTTGGCTGTGACAGGCAACTCCTTAGCACAGCCTTTGTAGAGTAGCAATCATTACCTTCCGGCGACCGCGCAAGCGATACCGCCCCCGAAGCCGCACCCGCAAAAGCCGGGCGGACACGAGCAGCCATTGAGGCACCCCACCATGACCGAAGAAACCGACAACGCGCCTCTTGATGAGGACGCGACCGATAACTTCACAACCTCTGACGACGATACCGCCGAGGACTTTTCGTATTACGACCCGGACGAAGACGAACCGGACACCGATGATACCGAAGAAGACGAAGCGCCCGATGATGAGGAAGAAGGCGAACCCGAAGGCGAGGCAGAGGAAGCCGAACCCGAAGAGACGCCCGTCGTTTACGCCGAAGACACCGCCGTTGTGAAGCTGGCAGACGGGACTGAGGTTCCAATTGCCGAGATCAAGAACGGCTACCTACGGCAAAGCGACTACAGCCGCAAAACGCAGGAAGTCGCAAACGAGCGAAAGACTGTGCAAGCGGATGTCGAGCGCATGCAGCGCATTACCACCGCCTTTGTTGAACACATTGCCGCACTCGTTCCTGATCCACCCCCTGAGGAACTGTTCTACACCGACCGGGCAAAATACCAGTTGATGGAACACCAGTACCGCAAGGCATCGGAGCAGATCCAAGAGCTTATCAAGATCGGCGACGCCCCCAAGGAAGTCGGCGAAGCGATGAGCAACGCCGACCGGCAGAAACTGCTGCACGAGGAAAACGAAAAGCTGATCTCACTGATCCCGGAAGCCGGGGCACCAGAGGGACGGCAGGCGTTTTTCAAGGGCGTGCAGTCTGCGGCGAATGAATTTGGGTTCAGCGACGAGGAACTGTCCGGCTTGACCGATCACCGCGTCTTTGCGCTCGCGCATTGGGCCGCGAAAGGCAAGGCGGCTGAGAAGGCGACGGCCACGGCGAAAGCCAAGGTAGCCAAGGCACCGCCCGCAACCCCCCGCAAGCCGGGGCAGGGCGCGCGCAAGGCAAACGGTAATGCAGAAGCGATGCGCAGATTCAAGCGTTCGGGGTCAATTCACGACGCAGTGAAGATCGACTTCGACTAACCACATCATCGCACTGGAGGCCATAAATGGCTATTGTCGCAAACACCTTCCAAAGCACGAGTGCCAAGGGCAACCGTGAAGAACTGTCTGACGTTGTTGATCGTATCGACCCGGAGGACACCCCGATCTACTCGATGCTGGCCAAAACCAGCTTCAAGGGAACACACCCCGAGTGGGAAACCGACAGCCTGGCCGCGCCTGGTGATAACGCGCAACTTGAGGGCGATGATTACGCCTTCGACGCAACGACCCCTGCCGTTCGTGTGGGGAACTACACCCAGATTTTCCGCAAGACGGGCGTCATCTCTGGCAGCCAGGACGGAACTGACAACGCAGGCAGCGTTGAGCAGACGCGCTATCAGAAAGCCAAGAAGGGCGTCGAAATCCGGCGTGACGTCGAATGGTCGTTGCTTTCGCCAAACGCCTCTGTTGCTGGCACCACGCGGAAATCGGCGTCCCTGTCAAGCTGGGTGACCAGTAACGTCTCGCGCGGTGCGACCGGTGCCAACGGCGGTTACAGCACAGGCACAGGCCTGACCGTTGCCCCAACCAACGGCACGCAGCGCGCATTCACCAAGGCGCTGATGGACAACGTGATGCAGCAGGGCGCAGTCAACGGCGCAAAGTTCAAACATGTCATGGGGTCGCACTACATCAAGTCGGTGTTTGCAACCTTCATGTCCGACAGCAACGTTGCTGCTTTCCGCATGGCCGCTGAAAAGGGCGAGGGCAACACGATGGTTGCCACCGCTGACATCTACCTCGGGCCACACGGCAAGGTCATGTTCCATGAAAACGTGGTGCAATCCGGTTCTGCGGCTCTGGCCCGGAACGTCCACTTTATCGACCCGGAGTACGGCAAGTTCGGCTGGTTCCGCAAGATCAAGGAAGACAAGGAAGTCGCGAAGACTGGTGACGCCCGAAAGTTCGTTATCCTCGGCGAGGGTGCAAGTCGTGTCTCCAATGAAAAAGGCTTCGGCATCGTGGCTGACGTCTTCGGCATGACAGCCTCGACCTAACGCAATGGGGCGGGGCTTAACTGTCCCGCCCTTCCCACTTCAGGAGGGCCAACCATGGCTGAGAAAACTATCAAGTGCGTGATCCTGCGGGATTACTGGGATGAATCCGGTGAACGCCAATCCGCAGGCAAGGAAGTTGACTTGCCCGCTGAGGAAGCGATGGACGGCGTGGAGGCTGGCACTCTGTCCCGCATTAAGGGCAAGGCCTGAGAAATGCTTGTTCGCGATGGTGACTGGGTTCTTTATTCATCCGATATCAAGGCGGGCAAGCACACATGGCGCCGCACGAACCCCGACGGCAGCGTGACTTATCGCACCGATACGGTTGTTGACCCGATCATCGACCGAAATGCGGCACAGCGGAACCTGTCGCAAAAGGGATGGGCTGGGGATTGGCACATGATCGCGTCAGTTCCGAAGGCGATCCTTTGGGATGAACTCATGCCCGCGTCTCTCCAGGGCGACGACAAGTACCTGTCAAAGTGGCTGAATGACCCGGACAACCGGGCTTTTCGCACCAAGGAAGGCCGCGTATAAATGACCGCATTCACCGACATTCTCGATCTGCGAACGGCTGTTGTCGAGCAAGTCGGGCGGGCAGACATTGCCGACGTATTCCCCCGGCTGGTTTCGCTGGCAGAGGCCGACTTCAACCGCAAGCTGCGACTGCGGCGGATGATCAACGAAGAAACCGTCACGTTCTACGACGGCAAGGGTGCACTGCCGCACGATTACCTTGAAATGATCGGTGTCTATGCCCCGTGCGGTTTTGAATATCACGAGCAAACCCCGCAGCACGTCCGGCGCAGCGGGTACTATTACAGCATCGAGCGGCTCGACATGGTGGCGCCACACCTGAGCGGGCAACTGCGCGTGCAGTACTATGGCAAGATTCCGTCGCTGGTCGGCTATGTCGATCTAACAGGCCTGCCGCTGGTCGGCGTGATTGCCCCCGGGCCCGGCGCGATGTTCGACATGACCCGCACAAACTGGATGCTGGAGCAATACCCGGAGCTGTATCTCTACGGCGTCGGCACCGAGGCGGCAAAATACCTCAAAGACGGCGATATGGCGCAGGCGTCCGGCGGACTGCTGGCGGCTGCAATTGCCGATGTGCGGGCTGATGATGACCGCGCCCGATATTCCCGCGCTCGTGTGCGCGTTGCTGGGTGTACGCCATGAGCCTGATTGATATCTGCACGACGCTGGCGCTTGATGTTGGCCTGCCGGTGCCTGACGTGGTGGTGACTTCCCCGGATCGCGCATGGGGTGAAGCCCTCAGCATGGCAAACGCGGCTGCTGACGAATTGGCCCGGCGTGTGGATTGGGGCGCGCTGCACAAGGCTGTGACCCTGACCGGCGACGGCACGAACAAGGTGCATGATCTCGGCGATGATTTCGCGCGGATAACGGCTGGCGTTGCGGTGACGTACCAAGGCGGTATCGTTAGACCGCTCACACAGGCTGAATGGGCCTCGCTGGGGCCGGTAGAGGGCTTTCCGCGATACTTCCTGCTGGAAGGCGGCAAGGTGACTCTGTGGCCATTTCTGACGACCGGAGAGACTGCCGTTGCGCAGATCCAATCCAGCTATTGGTCATCGGCTGGCGGTGCCGAATGGATGGCTGACACCGACACGGCGTTGATTGACGAGGATCTGATTGCAAAGGGGCTGATCGTCCGCTGGCGGCGCCAGAAGGGGATGGCCTATGACGACCAAGAGGCCGAATACGAGAGCGCGTTGCAGGACGTTGCCCGGTTTGACGACAGAGGCCGCTTCTAATGCGCGTTCGTTCCGGCAAGATGGCACCCGCGCACAAGCTGCGGGGCGGGGAACCGACGCAAAAGCCGATGGCCCGCGCGTTCACTTTCCCGGCGCCAATTCGCGGCTGGGTGCTAAACGAGGGCCTTTCCACACCACAGCCAGGCGGCGCATCGATCCTCGACAACTGGATCTGCACCACGACCGGTATCAGAGCGCGCGGTGGTTCGGCCAAATACGCCACTCTGGGCGCTCCGGTGCGGTCGATATTCACCTACAACAGCACGACAGAGACGTTCTTTGCCGCGACCGATGGCGCAATCTTCAACATCACGACCGTTGCGGATAAGGATGTTGCCCCGACTGCTGACGTTACCGGGCAAACGGAAGGCTATTACTCGACAGAGCAGTTCGGCACGGCTGGCGGTGATTACCTCTATGCGGTCAACGGCACGGATCTCGCGCAACTCTATGACGGATCAAGCTGGACGCAGATCGACGGCACATCAACCCCGGCAGTCACCGGCACCCCAACATCTGACCTGTCGCATGTCTGGTCATTCGCCAGCCGGTTGTTTTTCGTCAAGAAGGACTCAAAGGTCGCCTATTATCTGCCTGTTGACTCCATCGGCGGCGCGGCTACGGCGTTCTCTCTGGCGGGGATATTCAAAAAGGGCGG